AGGAGCAAAAGCTGAACTAGCATTAACAGAAATCAAAGCACAGAAGTCTCTCAAGGAACAGCAGATCGCGGGCAAAATTTCGTGGGAGGCCAGTGCGGTCGATCAAATGAAAGGCAGCTGGAAAGACGAGCTAATTTTAATATGCCTGTTGGTTCCGGCGGTGGCCGTATTTATTCCTGGATGGACTCCACATATTAAAGCAGGGTTCGAGGCTTTACACTCACTTCCTGATTATTATAAGCATCTCTTATATATCGCCTGTAGTGCGAGCTTTGGAATCAAGGGAGCAAAAGGTGCGATGGGCCTTATCACTAAAAAGAAATAGTGGATATATTTCAATTATTCACTGTCTTCAAAAAACAAATAGAAGAAAGAGAAGCAGATCTATTAGAGATGTTAAGTTCTGGTGTCAAAGACTGGGATGAATATAAATATTTGACAGGTAAGTTAGAAGCACTAAGATCAATTAAATCAGAAATGCAAGAAACAATGAAAAGGTTTGAAGAAAATGAGTAAACTAATATTGCCTGATTATTTAGGTAAAAAAGAAGAGAAAGCCAAAGAGCTTTCAGATATGCAAAAGCTTCCAAAGCCAACTGGTTGGCGAATATTAATTATGCCACATACAGGCATAAGAAAAACAAAGGGAGGTGTGCATCTTACGGATAAAGCTCAAGAAGAAATACAGCTTACAACTAATGTAGGATTAGTCTTGAAAATTGGTCCAGATGCGTATAAAGATAAAGCAAGATTTCCTGAAGGTCCTTGGTGCAAGGAAAAAGATTGGGTTCTTTTTGCCAAGTACGCGGGCTCAAGGATTAAGATAGATGGGGGTGAACTAAGACTTCTAAACGACGATGAAGTTTTAGCAGTGGTTGAAGATCCGGAAGACATATTACATGCAACATATAAATAGACTCATGGAGGTCATGACCCATGCCGGAACAAAAAATGGTAGATATAGATACATCAGGCAATCCTGTTGATGTAGATATAAAAGAAGAGCAGAAACAAGACGAAGTAGAAGTACAAGAACAAGAACAGGAATCTTCCGTTCATGAAGTTAAATCACAACAAGAAGAGCAACAATCCAATGAAGAAGATTTAAGTGATTATTCTGATGGCGTAAAAAAACGTATTGATAAGTTGACTGCAAAGATGCGGGAAGCTGAAAGACGTGAAAAGGCAGCCATTGAATATGCTGATGGTCTTAAAAAACAATACACAGATTTAGATAAAAAATACAAAGACCTAGACACAGGTTATCTAAATGAATTTAAAAATAGAGTTGAGATTTCAAAAGCAGCTTTACAAGACAGGTATCAAAAAGCTGTTGCCGATAATGATGTTAAGGCTCAGGTCGAAGCGCAAGAAGAACTCACTAAATTAACAATAGACTCAGAGCGTCTGAGGGCTAGTGAAGCAAAGAACAGTGCTAAGGCAGAAGAGGGAACTGAGGTTAAAACACCAGATGCTCCTAAAGCTCCTGCACCTCCACCTGATCCACGTGCGGAAAAATGGGCTACAGATAACTCATGGTTTGGGAATGATGAAGCCATGACTTACACAGCTATATCAATTCACAAGAAACTTGTGGGACAAGAAGGATTTGACCCGAAGTCAGAAGAATACTATAGTGAGATCGATAAACGCATGAAAAATGAATTTCCTCATAAGTTCGAGGCTGAAGCGAACAATACATCTGCTGATGACAGACCCGTGCAGGCTGTAGCAAGCGCAAATCGTTCGTCTTCTAAAAATGCACGCAGCAAGACCGTGAGACTCACACCCTCACAAGTCGCTATTGCTAAGAAACTCGGTGTGCCACTAACAGAGTACGCAAAGTACGTTAAACAAGGAGGTCAAGCATGACAACTAAAACCTCAAGATCTGCTGACACGCGGGTAAAAACTCAACGTAAACGTGTTTGGCAGAGACCGTCATCACTTGATGCACCGCCTGCGCCAGATGGTTATATCCATCGTTGGATAAGAGCAGAAGTTCAGGGATACCAGGACACTAAGAACGTGATTAGTCGTTTACGTGAGGGCTATGAACTAGTAAGAGCAGACGAATATCCTGACTGGCAATTACCAACAATTGAAGATGGTAAACACGCAGGGGTCATTGGAGTAGGTGGCTTATTGCTGGCTCGCATTCCTGAGGAGCTCATTAAGCAACGAGATGCTTATTATTCAGGTCTTACTCAAGATCAGATAAAAGCAGTTGATAATGATCTATTAAAGGATGCTCACCCCAGTATGCCAATCAGTAAACCTGATAGGCAAAGCAGGGTGACTTTCGGTGGCTCACAAAAGACTGAATAAGTTTTTTTACAAGCCATTGTTAGTTACATTTATTAACTTTACTTTTAAGGAGTAAAACAATGGCAAATCAAAACGGTAATTTTGGATTTCGTCCAGTGCTAATGATGGGTTCCGCTTATAACGGACAAGGTCAACAACAAATGACTATCGCTAGCAACGAGACAAACTCCATCTTTATGGGAGATCCCGTTGTGCTGAATGCAAACGGATCAATCTCAAGAGGATCATCTGCCGGTGCTGAGCTTGTTGGTATTTTCAATGGTTGTTTCTACACAGACCCAACAACACAAAAACCAACATTTCAAAACCATTACCCGGGTGCGATTGTAGCTGACGACATAGTTGCAAACGTTATCAGTGACCCAAATGTAATATTTGAAGTCAAAGTAGATGATACTAATGGTGGTAGAGCACAAGTTGGTTCTACAGCTAATATTGCAACATACAGCGCAGGGAATACCAAATCAGGTATTTCAAACGTAGCACTAGACGGCGATACATTCGCAACTAGTAATGCATCAAACTTCGCTGTGTATGACTTATCAACAGACCCAGATAACAGTGACTATACTGCTGCTAACGCTAACATTCTCGTTAGAATTAATAAGCATCAGTACACTGATACAACAGGCGTATAGGAGGTTAAACTATGGCTATATCTAGAAGTCAACTCGTTAAAGAGTTAGAGCCAGGTCTAAACGCTCTGTTTGGCTTGGAGTACAGTAGGTACGAAAACGAACACGCTGAAATTTTCGATGAAGAAACTTCAGATCGTGCATTCGAAGAAGAGGTAATGTTAGCTGGATTCGGTTCCGCACCAACAAAAGCAGAAGGTGCTGGTGTATCATTTGATACAGCAACCGAAGCGTTTACAGCTCGTTATACACATGAAACAATTGCATTAGCTTTCGCAATCACAGAAGAAGCTATCGAAGATAACCTTTACGATAGACTCGCTGCTAGATACACAAGAGCTCTTGCAAGATCAATGGCAAACACAAAACAAGTAAAAGCTATTGATGTTTTAAACAACGCTTTTGCAGCTGCAGGTGCCGCAGGAACTAATCCTGGTGGTGATGGTGTGTCACTTATTAATACAGAGCACCCATTAGCACAAGGTGGAACTCTATCCAACAGACTTGCAACTGACGCTGATCTTAATGAAACTTCATTAGAGCAATCATTAATTGACATCGCTGCATTCGTAGACGAGCGTGGATTAAAGATCGCTGCTCAAGGTAGAAAACTAATTATTCCAAAAGAATTACAGTTTACTGCTGACAGACTAATGGCTTCTGCATTAAGAACAGGCACAGCTGATAATGACATTAACGCAATTAAGAATATGGGTATGATCCCTGAGGGTTATGTAGTTAACCATTTCTTAAGTGACGTTAACGCATTCTTTATCAAAACTGACGTGCCGAACGGTTTCAAAATGTTTAACCGTTCACCAATCAGAACATCTATGGAAGGTGACTTTGATACAGGTAACGTAAGATACAAAGCTAGAGAGAGATACTCATTTGGTTTCTCCGACCCTAGATGTGTCTTCGGTACATCAGGTGCATAATACTATAATTAATACTGAAGGGCGTATGTCTTTGACTGCGCCCTTTTTTTATGCAATATTAAAACTCTAGCATTTTACAGTTATGCACACTGAGCTAGCAGACGGTATAGAGACTGCATAACGAATGGTCTATACAACCAAGGAGGTTTATTATGGCTACACACTTTAAAGGACCGATATTATTTTCAAAGCAACGTCCAGCTCTAGAAAATTTAAATATCGCAAGATGGAATGATCAATTTATTCAGTTTGATGATTATGATCATGGGGCGATTGACGAAACACTTAGATGGGTAATCGTCAAAGATTCGGGCGCTTCTGTTGCTATCGTGGCAGACGCAAGATCAGGGGAAGTAAATCTTACTTCAACAGCAACAACAGAAAATGATGGAGCTTCTCTTCAAGGACATGAAGAGTATTTTTCTTTACCTTCAACAGCAGGTAATAAATTATACTATGAAACAAGAATTAAAACTTCTGACGTTGATCAGATGGATATTCTTGTTGGCTTAACAGAAACATTTGCAACTAACCCAGAGGCAGCATTATTATCCTCTAACATTATTGGATTTTTGCTAGTAGATGGAAGTGCAGTTATTTCTGGTGTCACTGAAGCAAGTGATTCACAAACTATAACAACTTTAAATACAGACTTATCAACTCTAACAAATGATACTTATGTAACTTTGGGTTTTGTTGCAACAAAAGGAAATAGTGATGGTAACGATACAGTTGAATTTTTTATTAATAGAAAATCAGCAGGGACAACTACTTCAACTATTCCAACAGCAAACATGAAGATGATGGTAATGAGTCTATCCGGTGACGCTACAGGAACTAAAGTAACAACTTTAGATTACATGATGGCTGCTCAGGATAGAGATGTAACATACGCTGACGGACCTGCGTAAGGAGTAAACAATGATTAACTATAGATCGGCCAAAGTTACTGCAACAGGTAATGTAGGAACAGGACCTGCAAGACTGATAGCTGTTCATGCTATATGTGGTGGATCTGCTGGTAGTATTGTTTTAAAAGACGGAAGCGGAGGGTCAACTTTGTTAGACCTCGATACTCCAGGTTCAGCTACAGCGGTGATTGAAACTTACATAGGTGATAGTGGTATTAGATTTCAAGATAGAATACATGCCACATTAACTAACGTAACTTCATTGACCTGCATATTTGCATAATGGCAGACAAACAGCCACCAAGAACTAAAAAATATTTCCGCCCCACTAAAAAAGGGGCGGGAATGACTAAGGCAGGTGTTGCTAAATATAGACGTGACAACCCTGGCTCTAAATTAAAAACAGCTGTTACAGGTAAAGTAAAACCTGGTTCTAAGGCAGCAAAAAGAAGAAAATCGTTTTGTGCTAGAAGTGCAGGACAGATGAAAAAATTTCCTAAGGCCGCTAAAGATCCTAATTCAAGATTAAGGCAGGCTAGAAAAAGATGGAGGTGTTAGATGTTTAAAGGTTATTTTTATTTATTCTGTGCGTTTATGACAATAATCTTTATGTATTTGTCAATGCAAACTTCATCAGCTGAGACCAATACCGTGTCCAGCACGGTAGTTAACAATACGCCACCAACAGCAAACGCACCATCTATAATCAATTCTAATAGCGATATATGTAAGTTGTGTCAAAAATTAAAGTTATCTAGAAGTTTATATGGTTTCGGTATGAAAGTAGCTGCCGTATCTGTATTGTGTCAAGACCCTAGAGTCTGGGACGCAATGACAGACGCGGGGACCCCGTGCCCTGCACGAGGTTCTATTGGGGCTGAGGCAGAGACTTACTGGTCGAACAATCCTGATCAAATTCCTGACGGCAGTAAATATAAGCCAGAATACGTACAGTCACAAAGAGAAATAATAAACCCTAATGGAGGATCACTTGATTTACCACTTTTTAAAGCTTTGTTTGTTCTTACTACTGGTCTCCTTTTATTCTAAAGCAGACGTTTGTTTGCCTGATGTAGAAGGTCTTTGTACTCCTGGAGTCACAATTACAGAGGACATACAAATAGATGTGACTGAAGAGGATTTAGGAACAGAGATAGTCACAACTACTACTACGACAACTACAACCACCACACAAACTGTTACTAACGAAGACTCAGGCAATATTTTAGATAGCTCTAACGGATATGTAGGTTCTAGTGACGATGGTAACATGAACATAGACTGGGGTGGGCAAGGTCCTGCTTCTATGCCAACAGGCAATACTTGTGGTGAATTAGGATCAGATAGATGTGCGCAGATTACAGGATCTGGCAATAACACCTCTACAATGGGTGTCGATGGCATGGGTACAACTTTTATAATAAACAATATTGATATATCTGATTTACAAATAGATAAAGGTGGTGAGGTTAAATACTCAATTGAAGTAGAAAAACGTGACGCTCAAGACAGAATATACATGCATATTACAGGTCGTGATGGATCTGATACAGTATTTCAAGGAACTGATATCTTGTCCGAGTCAG